GACACGTCCTCCCCGACGACGCCGCGCGTGCGCGGCACCCGCCCGGCGCGCGTCGCCTCCTCCAGCTTTGCCTCGATCCGCAGCAGGTGCTGCGACAGGCGGCGGTCCACGTCGCGGATCAGGGAGAGCGGGACGTAGGCGCGCGCCACCTCCAGCTTGAACTCCGCCAGCTCGTCGCGGGTGCGGGTGACCACGTCGCTCTCGCGCTGGTCGCTGCGCTCGATCCGGTCCTGCAGGTCGCGCCGCAGGCCGTGGATCATGGTGAAGAGGGCGGCGACGATCGGGACCTCCACCGCGGTGATCCACCAGGTCGTCTCGATCTGCATGACGGTCTCCTTGAGTTGGGCGGGCCGGTTCAGGTCTCCGCGCCCGTTCGTGGCAGCGCCGCGGACCGCTCCGGTCATCGGACCGCCTTCTGCCGGGCGGGCCGGCTCCGGCCTCCGGGCCGCCTTGAACGGGAGGACCGGCGCGACCACCCTTGCGGACAGCGCGACCGGGAACGACAACTCCGTGACGATGTGGAACGAGCCCTATCTCGAAACCTGTTGCCGTTCCGCCCTGCACCGGCTGACGCTGGTGGGGCGGCCCGGACGGCCGGATGGACTGAAGGACGGCCCCTGCCTCGCGCGGCTGCGCGGGATGGGCCTGGCGCAGCAGCGCGCGGACGGGCGCTACGAGCTGACGGAGGCGGGCACCGCCCGGCATGCGCGGGAGGTGCTGAAGCGGAGCGCGTGAGCGCAGGGGGACGCTGCCCCCCTCGCGTCAGGCGCCCCGCCACGATACCGCGCGCGCCGCCGGCGGCAGGTGCGGCAGGCGCAGGGGCTCGTTCAGCAGGCAGCCCGCCACCGCGTCCAGCGCGTCGTCGCGCGCCGCGGCGGCATCCGGTCGCCAGGCGGCCATCTCCGCCGCGAAGGGCGTGCGGAACACGCCCTCATGCGCGTGCAGCCTGCGGCCGGCCAGCGCCGGATCGAAGGCGGCGAGGATGCGCTCCGCCTTGGCGCGGCGGCTGCTGTGCTCGACCACGGCGCAGGGCACGCTGGCCCGCGCCAGCTCCCGCCGCAGCAGCGCCGGCAGGAAGCGGCCGAGCCCGTTGGTCTCGACGCGCACCACCGGCAGCAGCAGGTCGCGCGCGATCGCGGCGACCGCCCGGCATTGCTGCGTCGCCGGGTCCATCGGGTTGTCCGGGTCGTGGGTCAGCCAGGCCAGGCGGTGCAGGTAGCTGTTGCTCTCGCCGTCCCCGTAGACCGCGGCGAGCACGCTGCCGTCGCCCACCCCCGGCCGGCCATAGGCCGGGTCCCAGAAGGCGCCGCCCGAGAGCAGCCGCCGGCCGAGCAGCGAGAGCTGCGCCCGGCCGCCCGCCTCGCGGTAGTCCGGCTCCTCCGCGTAGCGGATGATGAGCGCGGGATCGAGCCGCAGCGCCGCCGCCGCGACCGGTTGCAGCAGCATCTGCCGCGCGAAGGCGAGCGGCCCGACGCGGCTGCGCAGCGCCTCGATCCCCGCCGGGGTGAAGCGGTCCGGCCAGGCGCTCTCGCCGCCCGCGTCCAGCAGCGGCAGCACCAGGCGGCGATAGCCGCGCAGGAAGGCGTCCTCGGCCGCGGGCGGCGCGTAGATCGTCTCGGCGCAGTGCGGCGTGCCGACGAACATCAGCGTGCCGCCGGGCACCAGGATGAACTCGCATTCCGCGAGGCGCGCGCGCAGCTCTTCCCGCTTCGCCGGGGTGTCACAGTTGCCCGCGACCTCCACGTCGTCGCAGATGATGAGGTCGGCGCGGGCGCCGGTGATGTTGCCCGAGAGCCCCTGCGCCAGCATGGAGGGGTCGCGCAGCACCGCCTCCCGCGCCACGGTGAAGCGGTCCATCGCCCAGTTCTCCGGGGTCTCCGGCAGCAGCGGGCGGCAGAGCGGGTGGCGTTCCAGGATGCGGCGCACCTGCGCCACCATCTTCACCGCCAGCGACTGGTCGGCGGCCAGCACCAGGATGCGCGTGTCTGGCGCCCGCAGCAGCCGCCAGGCGCAGAACAGCCCCACCAGCGTGGACTTGCCGCAGCCGCGGAAGGCCATCAGCAGCAGGCGGCGGTCGCCGGCATCCCAGCGCAGTTGCAGCCAGCGGCCGATGCGGCGGTGCGGCGCCGGCGTCGCCTGGCCCTGGAGGTGGTTCCAGACCCAGACGAATTCGAGGAAGTCAGGCGTCTCCTCCTGCATCGTCCTCCGGCTCCTCCTGTTCGTTGAACGGGGTCGCGGCGAGGTGCCTGCGGGCCTCGGCGAGGATGTCGCCGACGGTCCGCTGCTGCGCCTCGTCGCCGTGGCGCTCCGCCAGCTTGTCGATCTGTTCGAGATGCGACAGGGCGGCGCGGGCGGCGGCATGGCGCGCGGCGAAGGCCTTGCTGTCGCCCTTCTCCTCCTCCGGCACCGGCCGGCCGAGGAAATCGAGGTAGCTGGCGAGCACGAGGCGCGCCGCGGCGGCGACGTCCACCTCGATCGGCAGCCTGCGCTTCGCGGCCATGCGCGTCAGGCCCGCGGCTTGATGGCGCGGACGAAGAGCGTGCCGGCGACGGCCGCCGAGGGCACGGCCAGGGTGGCGTGCCGGTTGGCGGCCCGCGCCGTCACCGTGCCCGATGCGCCCGTGGTGGTCACCGCCGCGCTCCAGTCGAGGAAGGCCGAGGCCTGTCCCGCGAAGCCGGCCTGCACGAGGTCGCCGGACTGCACGTTGGGCAGCGTGACCGCCTGGGTCGCGCTGCCCCCGGCCGCGACGCTCGGCAGGGTATAGGGCATGGAGGCCGCCAGCTCCCGCGTGCCCCAGGCGCGGCCGCCGCCGGCCAGGACCATGGGCGCCTCCGTCGCCGGAACGTAGAGCCGGAGCGACTTCAGCCCGGCATCGGCATGGCCGCCGCGCACGCCGATGACGGCGTAGGCGGCCTGGGGCGCCAGCGTGACGCGTTGCAGCCGGTTCAGCGCCAGGCCGCCCACCAGCCCATCGAGATCGGCATTGCCCTCCCACCAGTGGGACGGCGCGCCCTGCCAGACGGCGTTCATGTTGGACCACAGCACCGACGCCGTGCCGTCCAGCACGGCCTCGGCCGCGTCGAACTGCATCGCCACGGGGCGCAGGCCGCTGCCCTCGGCGGCCAGGAAGAACTCCTTGCAGGTGGTGCAGTCCACCACGAAGGCGAGCGCCCGGCTGGTCGGCAGCGTCACCGTGTCGGCGTTCAGCGCGATGGAGGAGAGGCCGGGGAAGCAGAAGCCGTTGAGGGTGGCGGGCGGGCCGGCGGGATTGCCCGAGAGCACCGCCAGACCCTCGAAGCCGGTAGCGCTGCCGTCCCAGCGGAAGGCGCGGGCGCGGACGCTGGATGCCTCCGCCACCAGTCGCGGCGTGCCGAGCGCGGCGGCCGCCTGATGCAGCGGCAGCACCGTGCCGCCGGCCCGCGTGGCGCCGGCGTAATCCACCCCGCAGCCGGCGAAGCCGTAGGCGCCGACATAGGCGACCTCGTAGACCGCATCCGAGAAGCCGCCGGTATGCCGCGCGACGAAGGGCGAGCAGGCCTCCATCCGCACCCCGCGCGCGACCAGGCCGCGGCCGTCCACCTCGATCAGGAAGGGGATGGCGTCCACCGTGCCCGGCGTGCCCTGGCGTTGCAGCTCGAAGGCCGGGGCGTGGAAGAGGTTGGCGTTGTGCAGCCGGTAGGCGCCCGGCGCGGCGGAGAGGCGCACGCCGAAGCGGCCCATGCCCGGATTGGTCGCCGAGGCGCAGGCGAAATGCCCGCCATGGTGCCGCAGCGCGTTCATCCAGCCGCCGGCCGTCAGGGTGCGCAGGTCGAGCCCGATGCGGTTGTCCACGATGCGGCCGTAGTGGAGGTCGCTATCCTCGCAGCCGCGCGCGTCGCCGACGAGCTGCACGCCGATGGTGAAGCGTTCGGCGCGGCGGATCTCGACCCGGCTCTCGTTGATGTTGCGCAGCCGGATGCCGATATCGGCCTCGTCCAGCCAATCGCTCTGGAGGGCGCGGAAGACGCTGAGGCCGAGATAGGCCTTGCGCTGGTTGTCCACCGCGCCGCCATCGCCCAGCGTCAGCGCCGCGTGGCCCGGCGGGCCGGCATAGAGGATGGTGCCGCGCATCGAGAGGCCGGCGGCGGCGCCGGGCAGGGTCAGCGGCATGGTGGTGCGGAAGGTGCCCTCGCCCACTTCGAGAACCTTGCCGCTGGCGGCGGCGGCGTTCATCGCCGCCTGCAAGGCCGGGCCGTCATCCGCCGCGCCGTCGCCCAGCGCGCCGAAGTCGCGGGCCGAGAGGCGCTCGGCCAGCTTGTCCTCCACCGTGCGCGGCACGGCGCCGGGGAAGGGGACCGAGATCGTGCCCTCGCCGCGGTCCACCAGCGCGACGCCGCCGGTGCTGTCGAAGCCGAGCAGCCGGTTGGCCCGCGCCGCGGCGAGCGGCAGGGGGGCGAGGCCGCCGACCTCCGCCGGGTCGAGCCGCAGCGCGCTGCCGAGCCCGTCCTGCATCTCCTGCAAGGCGGCGACCTGGTAGTCCAGCTCGTCATTCAGGGTGCGGGCGCGGAGGATGCCGTTCTCCTGGAAGTCCGTGGTGCGGGCTACGCCCAGGTTGCGGCGCAGGGTGACGCGCCGGCCGGGTGCGGGCGGCGCGTCGAAGACCACGCTGCCGCCGGCGGAGGTGCCGGCACCGGTGACGGCGAAGCCGGTGGCCAGCAGCAGGCCGTCCAGCCGGACCTCGAGATCGGCGGCCTCGAAGATCGGGAAAGGATAGGTGAAGCTGGCCTGGGCGCCGTCGGCCACGTACTGCACGCGCGGCGCGACGTCGCCGATCTTGATGTGCTCGTCCATCGGTCGCACTGGCTCCGGGAATGTGGGTGGCAGATGGGGCGCACCCCCACCCCGTTGGACGCAGTGCGTCCAACCCCCCGCCTTGTGGGGGAGGGAGGGACCCGCGCAGCGCGGGAGGGTGGCGGTGCCGCCCCGCTAATCCAGCAAGCTGCGGGAGGCGGCGCCGAGGGTGCGGCCGCTCTGCAGCAGGGCGGTGAAGGTGCCGTCCGGGTTCAGCAGGCTGATGCGGCCCTGCGACAGCCGCGCGCGCAGCGTGTCGTCGTCGGCGTCCTGCGCGGTCGCCGCCTGCTGCACCAGGCCGCTGGTCAGCGCGCCGGCGGAGCCGCCATCCGGCGAGACGCCGGAGGCCGCCAGCCGTGCCCGCGTGGTGGCGATGGTCTCCCGCAGGGCCTGGGCGCGCTGCCGCACCTCGTTCTCCTGCTGCGCCAGCAGCATGGATTGCCGCGCCTCTTCCTGCTGCTGCGCGACCTGTGCCTGGGCCCGGTTCTGCGCGGTGGATTGCTGCGCCTGGCGGACATTGCCGTAGACGGAGGCGCCCGCCCCGACCACGGTGGCGAGTGAGGCGAGTGCGGCCATCAGTCGGTGATCCTTGTCTCGGTTGCGACGGAGAGCAGCGTCATCGGCAGCGGCGCGTCGCCGGCGATGCGCCAGAGCGGCGCGGCGGCGTCGCGCCGCCAGCTGATGGCGCGCAGGCGGACATCGCCGGTGAAGGCGGGCGGCGCCGCGTCCAGCAGCGGCGTGCCCAGCCGGCGGAACACCACCGGCTGCGGCCCGCGGCCGAGATCGACCGCGAGCGCCCGGGTCTCCAGCAGGCGCAGGGTCACGCCCACCAGTCGCAGCGGCGCCGCGCCGGCCCCGGAGGCGAGGTCGGGCGGCAGCGGCTCGACCTCATGCGCGAAGGGCAGGCCGAGCTGCACGCTGCGCGCCGGCGGGTCCAGCGTGACGGCGCCGCGCGCGACCACCGCGGCCTCGCGCGGCGCGCCATCGGCCAGCACGCCGACCCGGCGGCCCTCCAGGTGGTCCAGGCCGGACCAGCGGTCCCGCGCCGCGGCGCTGCTGCCGGTCAGCGCGGCGTCCAGCCCGAGCGCCTCGTCGAAGCGTTCCAGGCGGTGGGTGCCGCCGCGCTCCACCACGGCGAAGACCGTGCCCTCGATCTCCGCCAGGGCGCGGACGGCGCCGTCGGTCTGCTGGCCGGTCCAGGCCGTGACCTGTTCGGCGCGGTAGAGCGTCAGCGTCGCCAGCGTGCCGTCCGCCATCGCCACGTGCAGCAGGCGGCGGCGCTGGTCGTAGGCCATCGCCACCGGGTCGCGCAGCAGGTGCCGCGCGACCAGCGCCAGGTCGTTCGCCTGGTAGAGCTGTTGCAGGTCGGTATAGACGAATTCGTGGATGCCCCGGCCGTTGCGTGCGGCGAAGATGGTGGCGCCGTCCACGTCCACCGGCTGCACCAGCCGCTCCACCGGGGAGCCGACGCGGGTCTGACGGGTGAGCTGGATGCTGCCCGGCGTCAGCGGCGCGCCGCTGACCATCCACTCGCTGCCCGAGGTGAAGACCTGCAGGTGCTGGCCGGAGAAGACACCGCGGATGGCGTTCACCTGGTCGGAGACGACGCCGAACTCGATCGCCTCGTCGTCCAGGCCAGTGCCGGGGTCGAAGTTGAACAGGTCGCCGGTGCGGGACAGCCAGAGCCGGTTCGGCAGGCTGCGCGAGCCGCCGAGCACCAGCCGGTCCTGGTGGAAGCAGAGCGTGACCGGCCAGCCATGCACGGGCGAGAAGGCGGCCTCCTCCCAGTCCGTCGTCGCCGCCATGTCGGCCAGCGCCTCCTCCACGGTCGCGCTCGCCTGGGTGGCGGAGGCGACGGCGGTGACCAGCACGCGCCGGCCGCCGATGCGGACGCGCACCCCGGCATGGCCCGGCTGGAAGACGGCGGCGGAGGCGGTGAGCGTGATGCTGCCCGTCGTCGCGGAAGGTGACAGCGTCACCGCGGCATCGGCGAAGCGGCGGAAGGGCTCGCCGGCGAAGCTCCAGGGCGCGACGGTCCAACTGGTGTGACTGGTGCGGGTGATCCGCTGCGGCACCATGTCGGGATGGCAGAGCAGCAGCGTGTCGGCGCTCTGCGTCCAGGCGAGCTGCGGCAGCATCGCCGCGATCCAGGGACCGGCCACCTGCGCCACCGGCGCGTCGCCGACGAAGACCTGCATCGCGCCGTCGGTCAGCGCCAGCAGGTAGGCCTGCTCGGTGTTGAACTCGAAGGCGATCAGTTTCGCCGGACCAGGCAGAGTGGCGATGTGCCGGAGGCCAGGACGGCGGGTGACGCCGCCGGTCGGCTGGATGAGGACGTTGCGCAGCCGTCGCGCACCATTGGCGAAGGCGCGCAGGTCCGGCCGGCCGAGCAGCTCCGGCGCCAGCTCCCCGGCGGTGAAGCTGGTCTTCAGCGTGCGGGTCAGTGGCATGGCTCAGCCCCGGATGCTGATCAGCGGGAAGTCGGAGAGCGCCCTGGCCGTGGCCTGCTGGCTGTCCGCCCGCCGCGCCGCGCGCAGCTCCGCCTCCGCCTGGGTCAGCAGCATCTGCGCGCGCCCCGTGTTCTCGGTCAGCGGGGTGCAGAACTCGGCGGCCAGGCGAGCGACGAGGGCGGCGGCGAAATGCGCCGGGAAGGCGCTCTCGGCGGGGCGGAAGATGTAGGTGAGCGTCACCTGCGGCGCGGCGGCGTGCAGCCGCCCTTCCAGGATGCGGTAGGCGAGGCCGCGGCCGCGCCCCGGCCCGCCGGCGCCGATGGCGCGCAGGAAGTCGGCCGGAAGTTGGAAGGCGTGGGGGACGTCGGCGACCGGCGCCGCCGCCAGCCGCGGCAGCGTCGCCTGGGCGGTGGCGAAGGACCAGGGATGCAGGGCGAGCAGCGCGTCGCGCAGGCCGGGATAGAGGTTGGCCGCGACCTCGGCCTCGGCGGTCCCTTCGTCGAGCGAGGCGATGGGCTGCGCACCGAGCTTCAGCAGCGCGCGCGAGCAGAACGCGAGGGCGGAGAGGGGCATGGAGGTTTCCCGGACGCGAGTGTGGACGGTCATCCCCACGGGCCTCGGGGACGCGGCACCCCCACCCTGTCCCTCCCCCGTGAGGCGGGGGAGGGGACGCCCGTTCCCCCCTCCCTCGCTTCAGCGGGGGAGGGAGGGGCCCACGCCGTCAGCCGTGGGAGGGTGGGGGTGTGTTCGAAGCGGCGCGCGCTATTCCTTGCAGCGCATCCGCGCTTATTCCTTCGCGCGCATCCGCAGCTATGCCTTCGCGCGCATCCGCACTTATTCCTTCGCGCGCATCCGCACGACGCCGGCATCGTTCACCAGCACCGCGCCCTGGCTCATCATCGTGTTGACGAAATGCGCCGCGCGGTCGCCGTGCCAGGTGATGTCGGTGGCGATCTCCGCCGCCGAGGCATGGCCGATCGCCGTCTTGTGGTAGAAGTAGCAGTAGCGGAGCGCCCCGTTCATCGTCAGGCCGCTATGCGGGATCCAGGTGGCGCCGAGCCAGCGCTTGGCCTGGCTGCCCTTCCAGGGCAGCTCCTCCGGCCCGACGAACTGGGCGCTGGAGAACTCCTCGATGGTCAGCAGCTCGCTCCACTGCTTCCAGCCCACCACGGCGTAGCGCTGGCCGTCATCCGGTACGTCGGCGTTGCCGAGCATCTGGAAGGCCAGCAGCACCTTGGCGCGGGTCAGGCCATCGGCGTCGGTCTCGCCGGCGCCGGTGCCGACCGCCTCCTGCGTGCCGCTGTCCAGCGCGGCGATGATCAGCTCGTCGGTCTTGCGGCCCAGCGCGTAGGCGCCGGCATTCGCCACCACCGCGCGCTCGTCGATGTTGGTCTTCAGCTCGTCCAGCCGGTCCACCCAGTCGCCGGCGTAGTAGTCCTGGAGGAAGCACTCGACGCTGGTGTGGTCGATGTTCATCACCGGCACGATGCCGTTGCGCGCCTTGGCCGCGGCGGTGCCGGTGCCGACCTTCTGGAAGACGGTGGAGGCGCCGCGCACCTCGGACTTGCTGCGCACGGTCGGGCGCAGCTTGGAGCCCTGGCGCTGATAGGCCTCCTGCACCTCCGCCTGGTACTGCTTGACGAAGGCCTGGTCGATGGATGCGGACATGGGGTGGTCCTTCTGCTGGGGCGGCGGGAAGCGCGACGCACCGGTTGGCCGGCGATGCCGGGCCGGCGCGGCGCGCGCGGCCCCGCGCCCGCGGTTGCGGGTTGCGCGGGGCCGGGCATGGGGAGGCGGGGGTGGAGGGTGCGCGGCCGCGATCGGGCCGGCGTGGCCCACCACCCCCGCGAGCGGCGGGGCGAGCCCTGGGAGGGCTCCAGCCCCGCCGTGTCTCATACGGGGTCTGGGTGATCAGACCGGCACCCCCACCCCGGTTGGACGCAGTGCGTCCAACCCCCCCGCTGAAGCGAGGGAGGGGGAAAGGACAGCCGAACGGACCACCCGGATGTCGTATCAGCCGGCGCTACCCACCAGGCGGCGGAAGCCGTCGGTGACGCGCTGGATGAATTGCGGGTCGCGCGCGCGCCAGTAGCGCGGATCGCGCATCATGGCGCGCAGTTCGGCCTCGCCCTGCGGCGCGACCGGCTCGCTCTCGCGCGGCAGCGCCGGCTCCTGGCCGCGCATCATCTGCTCCAGCGCCAGCACGCCCTCGGCGGTGCAGGACAGCGCGGCGTAGACCGGCCGCGGCAGCCGCGCCTGGCCCCAGGCCGAGAGTTGCGCGGCGATGCGGCGGAAGGGCTCCTCGCCGCCATAGTGCCGCACCAGCGCCTCCCGCTGCCGGTCCGCCTCGTACTGCGCCGCGGCCTCGGCGATCAGCGGCAGCAGCCGCTGCGCCGCGAGGTCGTAGACGAGCTGCGCCTGGGCCCCGGTGAAATGCGCCGCGTGCAGTTGCGCGTTCACCTCGGGGTCGGAGCAGCAGAGCTCGTGCGGCGCCTCGATGCCGTAGCCGTCCGGCGTCTCCGGGATGCCCATGGCGCGGCGGAAGCGCGCCAGCTCCTCCGCCGAGGCCTCCGGGCCAGGCGGCGCGATGCGCTGGGACAGGCGACGCTCCAGTTCGCGGTAGGATTTCAGCAGCGCCTCGGCGCGCAGCGCGCCGGTCGCGGGGTCGCGGAACTTCTCCGGCACCTCGGCCGGCGTCTCGGTCTCGGCGGGCGGCTGCAACAGGTCCTCGGGCATGCGGGTCACTCCCGGGTTGGGGTCTGATGGAAGCGGCATGAATGCTTCATTCATGCCGAGCGCCCGAACGGGCGCCGCCGGTCGCGCCATGAGGCGCGCCTCACGGCGCGACGCGGCGTCACGCCGGAGGCGTGCTGTACGCACGTCATGCCAAAGGCATGCGGGACGCACGACGCCAAGGTTCGCGGAGCAAACCGCCCGGCGACTGGGGGGCCCGTTGATCGATCACGATCAACGGCCGTCGGTATGTGGGATCAGCACCTCGACCGGCGCGCCCAGCGTGCGCGCCAGCCAGCGCGTCGCGGCGGCGGCATCGAGCTGCGCCGCGGCATCGCCGCCGATGGAGTTCACCGCCTGCAGGAACAGCAGGGTGTTCGCCGCATCGGCGCGGCCTTGCTGGCGGGCCAGCGGGCTCTCGTAGCGCAGCGCCACCTCGCGCCCGTCCGGCAGGATGGGCGGGATCTCCGCCCGGCGCCGCAGGATGGCCAGGCAGCGGGCGACCAGCGGCGTCAGCAGCTCGGATTGCAGCCGGCCATAGGTGGCGCCGAGCAGCCGTGCGGCCTGCGCGCCGCGCTCCAGCACCTCGGTCGCGGTCTTCCGCGCACCGTCCGGCGGTGCCAGCCGGTCGGCCAGCAGCGCGGTGCGGATGCGCGCCCGCAGCCCGTCCAGCACGAGCTGCGAAACGTCGAAATTGCCCGGCGCGGCGAGCGGCGTGAGGCCGGCGCTGCCCGGCGCCTTCGGGATGATGGCGCCGGGAATCAGTTTCACCGTGTCCGGGTTCAGCACGCCGTCATCCTCGGCCTGCCAGATGCCGGTGCAGGCGATGGAGGCGTTCTTCAGCACGAGTTCGACCACCTTGTTGGCGGTGCGGATGTCGGGCAGCGCCTTCATCACCGGGCCGCGGCCGTAGGTCTCGCCCGGCGCCTTCAGCCAGCGGAAGGCGATGCAGGGATTCTCGGCGAAGCGCCCCTCGGCCAGCAGCAGCGGGCTCGATGGGTCGGCCAACACCGCCGCGTAGCGGATGCCCGCGCGCTCCGGCCAGACCGCCTCCAGCACCGGATGCTGCGCCGGGTCGTCGGCGGCAGCGGCGCGCTCGACATCGGGGGGCAGCGCCGCGGCGGGAAAGCGGGCGCGGAGCTGCGCCGCCGTCAGCCGCGCCCCGCGATGGACGGTGGAGAGGCGGCCATCCGGCCCTTCCTCCAGCACCGCGTGGCGGATGGGCACGGCGGTGAAGCGGAAGGCCGAGGCCTCGCCGAGCGGTGCCTCCTCCACCAGCAGCAGGCCGGTGCCGGCGACGACCAGGTCCAGGAAGGCCTGGTGCATCTCGACGACGAAGTTGGAGCGGTCGAAATGCCCTTGCAGCGTGGTGGCCGCATCCTCCAGCGCCTCGGCGACGGCGCGGTCCCCGGTGGCGCGGGCGGAGGCGTCACGCGAGGAGCGTGCGGGGGAAAGGCCGAACCAGCGCGACCAGGGCGGCGTCAGCTCGGCCAGCAGGGAGGCGGCGAGCTGCTCCACCGCATCGGCCGCGGTCGCGTCGAACAGCGCCGGGGCCTGCGCGGCGTCGGGCAGCACGTGATCGTAGCAGGCCTGCCAGAGCGATTCGAGCGGGCGGCGCCGCTCCAGCGCGCGGGCGTGGCGGGCGAGGATCTCCTCGGGCGTCATGGCCTCACTCCCCCAGCAGCGTCTTGCGGGGCGCGGCGGGCAGCGGGTCCAGCACGCCGCGCGGGGAGGTGGCGATGGTGCCCTCCAGGCCGCGCGCGGCGCGGCTGCGGGCGACGGCTCGCGCCGCCTCGCCCTGCTGCTCGGGCGTCGGTGTGGTCTGGGCCGGGGCCGGGTCGGGCGGCGGGGTCGGCTGGACGACGACCGGCTTCGGGGCGCTGAACAGGCCACCCATGCGCGTCACCTCGTCTTGCTGGAGGAATCCGCCCGGCCGGAAAGCCCGCGGGCCCGCCCCCGGTGAGGGAGGCGGGCCCGCGGCAAGGTCGGGGGGAGGGGGGATGCTTCGGTTGGTCGGACCGCTTCAGACCTCCGGGCCGGAAGGCCCTTCGGTCATCGGAGCCTCAGGGCGCAACTCGCCCCTTGACGGGATCGGTCTTATCCCGCGGCGAAACGGTCGTCAAGACTTTTTTCCTAGATGACGCGAGTTTCCGGAACAGCCCCCAGGGCGTCAGTGCGAAGGGCGCGCCGGCGCCCAGCACGGCGCGGCAGAGCGCGACGCAGGTGAAGGGGGCGAGCGGCGGCAGCCGCCGCCGGCGCGGCTGGCCGGGGGTGAAGGGGCCGGTCACGGCGAAGCCGGCGCGGCGGTAGAAGCCGGGCAGGTCGAAGCCGGCGGGCAGGTCCAGCCGCGCCACCACCAGCCGGCCGGAGAGCGGGTCCAGCACGGTCCAGCCCCCGGCGTCGGCGATGGCCGCGAAGCAGTGGCGGAAGCCGGGCCGCAGCGGGCGCAGCCAGGGCTGGTCCGCCTCCCCGCCGAAGACGATGAAGGCGCGCTGCCCGGCCTGGGCGGCGCGCCGGTGCGCGGCCGTCACCGCGCGCTGCCCGGAAAGTCCAGGATTTCCGCGTCTTCCGGGAAGGCCAGGGCCGGGCCATCGACGATGCCCTTCACCCGCAGCGGCCAGTCCAGCCGGCTCATCGCCTCCCGCCACAGCCGCCAGTCGCCCCGCTCCCGCGGCGCCCGCGGGTCCGGCACCTGCTGCCGCTCGCCCCAGAGGCGCAGGATGCGGGCGTGCTGCAATTCGATCCGCCGCTGGCGGTAGAGGCGGTCGAGGCACTTCACCACGTCGTCCGGCTCGCAGGGCCGCGTGACCAGTCCGGCGCCGGACACGATGCGGGCGCCGTCCCGCCGGGCGATCAGCGCGGCCATGGTCCAGAACCAGGCCTCCTCCACGCTGCGGAAGGGCTCGGCCTTGCGGCCGCGGGCGGCGGGGAGGGAGGCGGGACGGGGGGCCATGGACATCGGGGGGATTTTCCTCTCGCCATACGGGAACAGAATAAGAACGTATGCGCGCCGAGTGCGTGTTGTCCAGCGAAATAGAGGAAAATTAGCCTATTGATCTCTGACTCCGTCCCTAGGATGTTATCCCCATGACGCAGTTCATGATTGGGCGGGCGGGGAGCCTCTCGGGGGCGATGCCGTGACGCATGAGGATATCTGGCGCGCGCTGGACGCGCTGGCGGCCGAGCACGGCCTCTCGGCCTCCGGCCTGGCCCGCAAGGCCGGGCTGGACGCCACGGCCTTCAACCCCTCGAAGCGCATCGGCGCGGATGGCCGCGCCCGCTGGCCCTCGACCGAGAGCGTGGCGAAGGTCCTGGCCGCGACCGGCGCGGGCTTCGCCGATTTCGCCGCCCTCGTCACCGGCGCCGCGGCCCTGCCGCGCGGCGGGCGGCCGGGCATCGGGCGGCGCATCCCGCTCATCGGCCTCGCCCAGGCGGGCGGCGACGGCTACTTCGACGATGGCGGCTACCCGGTCGGCGGCGGCTGGGACGAGATCTCGGTGCCGGAGGTGGGCGATCCGAATGCCTACGCTCTCGAGATCTCGGGCGAGAGCATGGAGCCGGTCTTCCGCGACGGCGACGTCGTCATCGTCTCGCCCGGCGCGCCGGTGCGGCGCGGCGACCGCGTGGTGGTGCGCACGCAGCGGGGCGAGGTGATGGCGAAGGAGCTGAAGCGCCAGTCGGCCAGGCGCATCGACCTGCGCAGCCTGAACCCGGCGCATCCGGACTACAGCTTCGAACTGCCGGAGATCGCCTGGATGCACCGCATCGTCTGGGCGACGCAGTAG